TGGTTTTACAACAAATGCTGTTGTAGATCCAAGTAATGGAAATAATGTTGCGTCCACTTCTGAAGCTGCGAAATCCTGTTGGAACTCTATTGATAGTGTTCCGTCTTTTAGTCCACCAGTTCTAGATTGAAATGTATCACCCATAGCTGTTGTAACGATTTCATCAGCTGTAATATCTAATGTAACACTTGCAACGTGATCTGATAAGTTCACGCTGTTAAGTACAACACTAGCGTCTGTTAAAACAAATTTTGCCAATGTAAACTCCTTTCAAACTTAATTTTATAGTTTAGTAAAGAAGTTAAGTTGTGTGTGTTATTCTATGCCTATTGTTGCGTGGATAGAAAAACTTGGATTTGTTCCAGATATTGTATAATTTAAACGCCAATGTTGATCTGTTATAGCACCTGCAACACTTTGAAAGTCTGAACCTATTGCAGTAATACCTGTAAAAGTAATTCTATCTGTTGGACTTGTAAAGCTTGAATTATCATCTGATTGCAATTTAAAAGTAACTGTTGGTGTTGAAGTACCACTTACACCGTAACAATGTATGCCTACATAACATTTTTCTGTTGCACCAACTGCACCTAGTTGTACCCCGGTAGAGTTACCAGTAGCAGTTAGATCGCCGTCTACTTGTACTTTGCCCTGTACAACTACATCACTTGATTGTGATTTAGAAATACTAAATGGTGCTATTTCGCCAACTGCACCAAATATGTTATAAGAAAACAACCTTGATTTCATAAAGTATGCAGTATTTCCTACACCTGCGTCTGGTACTGTGGTAACTAATAATTCATTACCTACTGAAGCACCAAGTAATGCGTCTGGTTTATTTGCACCAGCTTCATAAAAACCGTCTAGTTGTAATGTACTATCTTTAATCCCACCTAGTTTTGATTTAAAACCACCACTATTAATTGTTGTTGCGTCTAATTCTTCAGCGTTTATTTCTAGGTTTACGCTTGTAATGTGGCTTGATAGATCATAACCACCACTAAATACTTTACCGTCATTAAATACAAATTTAGCCATTTACTTCTTCCCACGCTTCATTAACATCTGGTGTGCTTTTATCATCTTTTATAAACGTGCCGTCTTTTTTTCTAGCACGTCTTTTTTTAATAGTAGTGGGTTCTATGTGTCCACCCTTTATTAATGACTTAGCTACATTTTCATCTTTTATTGTAATGGTGTTACCTTTTACTTTACCCATTACTTTTTTATTACCTATAATTTTATATTTAGCCACTATTGACCACCTTTACAGTTACCCGGACAAGATCCACAACAATCCATTAACTACTTCCTTTCGTATAAACTTCAATGGTCATATTTGCACCAACACCGTCTATGCCGTTTAAATTAACATCAGCAGCATAATTAGAAACATTAACTACCCTTGCGTCTGTGTCACTAAGCCCTAAAGTTCTATTATTAAATATAACCTGTCTTATGCTAGATGAACCACTTCCTGTAATAAAAGCGTCTAATTTATCTTGTGCAGTTCTGCTATCAGCACGTTGTACTGCTACTAATAAATCAAATGTGTATAGATCAGTTCCTCTTTGCATAGCTAAATCAAATTCAATATCAGTAGGTATAAAAATTGCTACCGGAAAGTTTATCGCATTATCTGGAACTGTATCGTAACAACGTAGCCCACTTACATTAGAAACGGTTGTTTTTAATCCGTCACGAATTTGTGATAATGTCGCCATTAAGAAACACCTAGAACTGTGCCTTTGCGAAATGGTGCAATTAATCGTGTAATTTCTCTGTTTTGTTGAATATTAACCACGCCAAAATCACCAACACCGGCAACGCCTAGTGGTGCGTTTCGCATAGCAAATAGTTCGCTTGATAACATTAAAGTAGCTTGTTTGATTTGTGCCGGGACACTTGCATAACCCCATTTTGCAGTTATTTCTGCACGTGGTCTATTACTTGAAAAATCTAGTGGCCACTCGTGATTACCGTCTGAAATTAATTCTACAATATAAAACGGGTTTCCTTGTATGCCACCCACAACACCGTTTATTGGTAATACTTGATAATCGCTAGATGATACAGTTGTTTCATAAGTGCCGTCATCATCATCATCATATTTAACTACTAGACCAGTAATTGTTGAAATATCATCTACACGAAGTCTGTATAAATCGTTTGTGAAAAATTTACGTGCTGAAGCTGCACCGTCTGCGTAAAACTGTCTGCCACAAAATGCGTCTATTTGTCGTGAAGCTGCATTTACTGCGTCATCAATTAAGCTATCATCAGCACTATCGCTTGTTGGTATGCCAACAAACGTTTTTAATTCGTCTTGTGTACAGTAGCCATTGGTAATTGCCATAAGATATTATCTACCTTTCTTTCGGCCTTTACCTTTGCCACCTTTCATTTTTTTACCGTAACCTTTACCTTTTGGCATTGTTACTTTTTCTTCTCTACTTTTTTTTCAGCTTTAGGTTTTGCAGTTTTTGTTTCAACTGATCCACCAGCTTTTTTAATTGCGTCTTTAACTGCTTTAGCACGTTCTGCCTTTCCATAGAGTTCATAACCCTTAAGTTCTTCTTTAAGTGCTGCTATTAATTCTTTGTCTTGTTTTGCCATAATTCTTTCCTAAATGGTCTGGTGTGTTAGTTGCCCAACACACCAAAACCATAATTTAATTAGAAACTAGGTGTAATTAAACCTGTTCCTTGTATTTTTGTAATTCCTGCTGGATATCTTCCAGAAGCAAAAGCAACATAACCATAAACAACCATTTTAGTTGTTAATGATCCTGCGTTTGTTTCTTCAAACTTCAACTGGAATAAGTTATCTTCAAATAAGATATGGTCATCAGCTTTTACCACATAGATTTGGTCTTGGTTTGATCCACCACCGTCATCTGTTGGTATATTAGCGTCTGTGATTACTGGAAGTCCTAATAGGTTTCCAACAACATTTCCATAAGCTGCTGCTTCGCCAACACCAATAGCATTGTCTGGATTATTTCCAGCTGGTAATACTAATGGTCTGTTTGAACTATCAACACCAGCAGTAAAAAAGCCCCAGCGTCTTGGGTGCATAATTATTGCTTGTGCTGGTGCAAATCTGTTTGCATTAACTTTTTGCACTGCGTCTGCTAATTTTGGATATGCTTCAGCAACAGTTGGACTGCCGTCTGTATATGTTACTGTGTTAATTCCAGATACGTTTCTAATTCCTAATGGTTGTCCAGAAGAACCAGATCCGTTTATCATCAACTGATCTAACTTACTAAAATAAGCTGCTACCAAGTCTTGAAAAATAATATTTTCCATTGAGAAACCCGGTTGTCCACCACGTTCAAGTGCTTGTCTTGAAACGTCTTGTTGTCCTGCAACAGTATCAACATTAACTGTTAATAAGGTGTCGTCCATATTGGTTTCTTGTACAGCTGAATTTTCAGAAGCCTGTTCGGCTGCTGCTGATCCAGTTGTTATTCTTGATATTTCTATTTTGTTACCGTATGCTGGTAAGTCCTTTTTAGGAACTGCATTATAAAATGCAGAACCTGCTCTTGCGATTGGTGCGTACTCATCAACTAAGTATTGTGGTACAACTAATCCTGTAAAAGCACCTGTTCCAACATCTCTAGCTTCGTGATCTTGGTGATTGTTAAGTCTTTCTTGTGCTTTAAAGTCGCCTGATCTAGCTGCGTAAGCGTCTGATATAAAAGAGTGTTCGCCACCCTTTCTGTACATATCTGGCTCGTTTACTTCTACAACAGCTTCTTTATCGCCTAAGTCTTCGTCCTCAACACCAAGTGCATTTCTGCTTTCTTTAACTGCTTTCAAAGTTTCAGCTGCTTCTCTTGCTTCATCAATCTTTACGTTCATATCTTTGATTTCAGCGTGAAGTTCGTTTGATCTAGCAAATTTGCCGTCAAATTCTTCTCCAGCTTCCATTTCATCAAGTTCTGAAACAAGACCGTCAAGTTCAGCTACTTTAGCTTCTCTAGCTTCAATTAATTTTTTCAATTTAATTTCCTTGTTGTTATTTTCTTATACTTCTGCGTAGAGTGTGGTAGTCAAGTGTGATACACGGCTATAACCACGGCTATACGTCTTTAGCGAATACCGTCCCTTTCAAGTTTCATTTTTAATAAATCCACTTTAGGATTGCTTCGCTTTTTATCAACGTTATCACCATCAGCGACTTGGTTAATAAAACTTTCTAATATTTCAGTTGCTTGTTCGCCACTTCTAGCTTCAACTAATTCTTTGTGCAAGTTCTCTATATCTACGCCACGAAGTTTTGCACCTGCCCACGGATTAGCTGGATATGTTACAACTGATACGTCAAATAATCGTGCTTCGTTTACTTCTCTATTTTCACCATTATTATCAAAATTGTCTTTAATAGCTGCAAAAGCAAATGACATTTCATTTAAGTCGCCACGTTTCATAGCACTTGATACTTCTGCAACGGTTGGGTTGCTTGGATCTAGTTCAGCACGTACAAATAAACCATAGTCATCTTCTTCTAGTTGTAATGTACCTGATGATGTTCTAGCCAACGGAATACCGTCGTGATTAACTAAAAACCTTACGTCATCTTGTTCTTTTAATGTTTTCTTAAACGCACCCTGTTTTATTGTTTCGTTATATTGTCCCCTGCTATCCCTTACGCCATAGGGTTTATCAAATACAGAAGCGTAACCTGTAAACAACAATGTATCGTTATCGTTACTATTGCGTTCTTCTACTGCACTAAATGTAAAACTTCTATTTTCAGTTTGATTATCCATTTCTTTAAGAATAGTGTTGCGTTTTTGTGTTTCTAGTGTTTGTGATATAGCAACTGGCCTATCAAACACGTCTAAGTGTTGTGTACTCATTTTTTCTTCCTTTTTACTGTATCGTGGGTGTTCTGTTGGTAGCAAATCATTGTCTGATCTGTACTTTGGGTTTTGTGGTCTATCGTTCTTTAGCAAGTAACTAAATGCACGTAATCTAGCTAGTCCCCACGCTTGACGACTAACACCCGGTCTATGGCTTGTTGAGTATGCACCAAATCCACGTCTAACAACTGCCTTTGCAGTTCCCATTTTTAACTTACGCCAATCTGCCATACCCTCAACATCTTCATTATGTTTTTCTATTCTTCCCCTAATAGATTTTTCTGTGCTTTCGCTAAAGTCAATACCACCTTTTTTGCCACTTGCAGAACCTTTTGGATTTTTCTTACTTCCTTGCACTTGGTCTTTTTTTGGTGCTGGTGTAGAACTATCACTACCTTTTTGTCTTGGTTCTAGTTTTCCCTCACTAACAAGTTGTGCAATCTTTCTATCTGCCCAATCTGCTGCACCCATTGGTTTAGTCCACGGATTAGAACCCCACAATAAAAATGCTACATCTGAAGCCCTCCAACTATCAGGATCATTGGGGTTTGTTTTTTCTCTGTCCAAATCACTAAGGTGTCTTTTATGCCACGCTGCTATTTTTACAATCTTGTCTATACTTAATTGTTCACCCCTAGACATAATACGTGCTTGTCTAATTGTTTCATCAACTAAACCGTCCCCTGCCTTATTGAGATTATCTAAACCACGTTGTGCGTTTTCTCGCATAAATTTAGGTGGTGTTCTATCTACTTGTCTTTGTTCGCTGTTATAACTTACAAGTGTTGTATCATCATCATCTTTATGTTTCATACCAGTTATATCTTCGTAATCTTTCATATTGTCGCACGGCATATAATACGTCTTGCCGTCAATCTCGTGTGTGTGTGATCCTACGCAACCAATTTGTTTTGCTTTTTCTTCAGCTTCTTCTTTAGTTTCGTATATATCTTGACTTGCGTCTGCTTGTCTTTCGCTTTCTGCTTCTGCAATATTTAATGCTGTTATCTGGTCTTTTGCTTTTTCTTCTGTTTCGTGGCAACCCATAATAAAATTGTCATCATCTTTAATTACTGCAAAACCCTTACAATCTTCAGCGTCTGTACTTATTGAATATGGCATTAGTCTGGCCTAACAACGTGTAAATTTCCAGAACCACTTGAAGATATAGCAAATAATTCATTATCTTGCGGTATTTTCATTGTTATTGAACCATTGTTTGCTAATTCAAAACCTGTGCCTGTTGTAACATCAGAACCACCTAAATAAACAGCAGAACCGTGTTCGTTATGTAAATATACTTCTTGTTCAAAATTTACACTATCAATAACTTTTACTGGTGTTGAATTGTTTAATGCTTTAGCTTCACTAATCATTTGGTAGTTCGTTTGTAGGATCGTGTTCGTCTATACCTTGTGGTTGTAGCGTTGGATCTACCAATGCACCTTGCAATCCTATATAAAATTTGTCGCCACCCTCGTAAGGTTCTAAATCCATTTTTGACCTTGCTTCGT